GAATCCGCAGTGGCCGGAAGCTCGGCCAGTCTTGAACACCGCCAAGTCGCCAAACATCGGCGCGGTCTTGTCCGCCTCCGCCGCGTGCAGGCACCGGGCGAATCCGCTGGCGATGCGCTCGCTCCGTTCGTGAAGTCCTTCCGACGGGTTGTAGCCGGGGAAGCTGAACGGCGGGATGATGCCGCTCTCGGTCAGCACCGCTGCGACAAAGTGAATGCAGTCAATCCCGACGCCTGCAACTGCCATCCGGTCGCGGTGCGGCGTGCCGCGCCACTTTTCTACGCTCACCAGCGCCAGCGCCTGCCGCTCTGGCGTCCAGATCATTTGGTGGGCTTGGGGGTCACTGACAGCATTTCGTCGCTGCTGATTTCTCGGGTTTAGAGGTATCTCTTGAACCACACCTCACTGCGCCTGAGGGCTTCCTCGCACTCGTCGTATGCACTCATGCCTGAATGTAGCGCTAGGTAGCGATCCCGTCCACGGCGGGATTGCCGATGGGGATGTAGGGATGTCCTCCGAAGCCGCCCAGCCTCGGCAGCTTCGCGGTGTCGCCCGGCGACAAAGTGCGGTTCAGGAACACGATGATGTTGACGCCGAAATTCACCGGCTCAGGCCCACCGATGTCCACAGCCTCGTTTATCTTCCACTGCGACAACGTGAGGTTGCCGCCGTTGTAGCTCGGCACGCAGCGGTCGCGGCGGTTGGCGAACCGCACCCACTCCGAAGGCACCGTTCCGATGACGTGCGCGCCGGTATCGCCATCCTGCGTCAGTCCGGTGATGATTCCCTCTTGGCCGTTCAGATTTCCAAAGTCGTCAGTGCATCCGGCGACGGTGTGTTTACAGCCCTTGTAGAGCTTCACCGCGCTGCTCGCGGCCAGAGTTGTCGGCCACCATTGGAGAAACAGTCTCAATCCGCCCGTGATGGCCGTCGCGCTGACGATGCCTACGAGGTTTCCAGTCGCCGTCTCTTGCAGGTAGCCTCCCTCGAATGAGCGCGTGGTCGCCGCCGTCGTGCCGCCGCTGCCGTTCGGAACGGTAGTCACGAGCACGTCAATGGAGCGGTTCGAACGGTTCGCCGCGCTGACGGTCGTTTCGACCTTGTGCGCCTCTTTGTCAACGAAGCACCCGTGCCCATAGATGACGTGATTGCACTGCGGTTGGTAGTTAAACCGCAGAATGACTCTATCCTCCTGTGCCAGTTCGGAGCCGAACGCTATGGAGATTCCAGCGTCGTTGAAGGCCGGCCCGAGCGCCGTGCCGATGAATTCAGCGTAGCAGTTCGCCGCGAAGTCGAACGGGCCGGGAAGCAGGCTGCTGTTCACCCGGTAGATGCGAACCGTCGCCTTAGTGGTCGGCGCGGTCAGGAAGTATTTGCGGAACTGCGCGTCGGTCACGCCGATTGCAACAGTCGCCTGCCGTGACGAAAGCTCCGCGTTACCTTCCGCCATCTCGTGCGCCACTGGTGCCGCCGTCCATGTTTGCGCGACGCTGCCGGTTGTCACCACGTCGCGGTCGTAGCTCGTCAGATAGTAGGACGTGCCGCCATGCGTGAACTGGTAGAGGTAGGCTGGCCGCTGCTCAGTGGCGCGCTCGGCTGCCCGCAGGTTGTCCGGCTGCGTCTGCATCCGTCAGAAGCTCCGGTTCCAAGTGTGCCGCCAAGTGACGCTCATTCGATGCGTGTTCAGCTTCTCCTGCGGGTTGTCGAACAGGTAGGTGAAGCATACTTCGCTGTCGTTCCCGCCGCCCGGCCCGCAAAGCATTATGGCGCGGATGTCGCTGCTCAGTCCTTCAAGGACTCCGAAGGTGCAAGTCTTGTCCATCGTGAACGTGCCGGCGGTGTATGAGCCGAGCAAGTTGGCGATGGCAGCCGTCGCGCTGGAAGCAAGAGTTTGGCTGCGGTCGTCAGCCGTTCCTGCCGTCTTCAATGCGGCGGCGTCCTCGCTCAACACGGTCAACCCGGCGTTGCACGGCTCGTTCGCGGCGGCTCCGTAGCTGCCGCTGCCAGACGACTCGACGCGCTCCAGTCCCCACCCTTGAACCTGTTCGTCACCCTGCGTCCAAGCGTCAAGGTTGGCTGTCGCGCTCGCGCCGCTCAAAGCGCCTCCGCCACCGCCGCCAGACGGGAAGGACAAGCTCGGCGCGACGGTGTAGCCGTAGCCGTGGTTAGTGATGGTGATGGTCGAAAGTGAACCGCCGCCGCCGATGGTGTAGGTGCCGGCGAACGCGGTGCCGTTGCCGCCCGTCACGCCAAGCGCGTAGGTGCCGGGCGTCCCGCCGCTGCCGGCCCCGGTGATGGTCGTTGTCCGAACTTGGTTCAGCCAGCCGGTGATTGGCACCGTGCGCGCCTGCGCCGTGTCCGGCTCGACTGTCACTGCTAGTTCGTAGATGACGCGCAGTTGGAACGTCTGCGCCACGTTCACAGTCCCGCCGGCAATCAGCACTCGGCTGAACAGGTTGTCGCCGTCCGGGTCGTCGTCGGCATCCCAACTGAACCCAAGCTCCGCGATGTTCTCGCCGCCGGGGTCGGTCACGGCGGCGAACTCGTAAGTCCGTTTCATCGTGAGCGTGTTGTCGACGATGGACGTGCCGCAGTTGCCCGCTCCGGTCATGTAGCTGGTGTTTCGCCGCGCCTCTGTGGTGAGCGACGTTTGGTTGACGGCGTAGATGGTGAACTCGCCACTGCCGACGGTTGCCCTGCCTGCAACCCGGACGGATGTTGCGCTGGTGAATGTGATAATCTTCGCCGTCTCGCCGCTGTCCCACCGAATCAGCATTCCAACGCTGTCAGTAGTCCCGTTGTTTGGAGGCTTACCAGCAAAGAAGTCCGCGCTGGATGTGACGACTGATTCGTTCACAGCCGGGTTTGCGTCTGGTGTGGAACTTGCCGTGATCGCGCCACTGTCGTATTGCGTCGGCGTGTTGCCGGTGCCGGCGGCGCAGTAGGCGAATGACGCCTGCCAACTGCGGACGGCCAACCCGTTCAACCCTTGGTCAAGAATCAGGTTGTTCTGCCACGGGCGGTCTTCGAGCACGCGCCCGTTCGGCGCTACCACTTGCGCCTTGAACCGGCCCTTGGCGGTCTGCCGGACATTGATGATTGGGCCGCGCTCTGTCAGCCCGCGAAGGTCGTGAGTGATGATTTTCATGGGACGTAGTAACTGCCGCCGACAAGTCCGGTTTCCGTGGAAGCTGTATCAGTCCGGCTCTGTCCGTCAATAACGGCTTGCTGGTAGCTGCCGCCGTTCAACGTCGCCGTGCCGGTGCCGGCGTCCTCGCCGTCGGCGTGTTCCACCTTGTTCGCGTAGTCGCCTGACTCAAGTCCGGCGGCAACTTCTCCCGCATCCAGCCCTGCGTCCGCACCGAATATCTGCTGGTAGTAGTCGCCTTCCGGCAGCGCGGTCGTGCCTTCTCCGGCGTCCGCTGCCGCCGCCTGCTCAAGCGCCAGCGTGTAGGCTCCGACGAACAACGTGGCCGTGCCTTCCGCTTCGTCCACAGTGGCCGGCACGGTGAACACGGCTTGGACGTAGCTGCCGCTCACCAGCGCGACGGTGGCCTCGCCTGTGTCAGACGCCAGTGCCGGGAACGGCGGGTAGAGGCGGCTCGTCAGCGTCACGTCGCGGTTGCCGATGGTCTTGCCGGTCAGGATGACTCGCTGGCTCGCGCTCCGCGCTTCCGTCAGGCTGGCGAGCGTGCAATGGAGCGCGTTGACCTCGTATTCGACGGCGAAGTTGTCGCGTTGCATCCGGGCGAACAACGTGCGGCCATCGTCCTTCAGGTAGAAGCAAACCACGTCGCTCTCGCCGCTGTAGTAGAGAACTTCCCAATTCAGGAACAACTGCGGTTGCCGGCCTGTCCAGATGAACCGCGTCTCGACACCTGCCTGCTGCTTCCTCAACTCCACCGTGCCGTCATGGTTCTCGACCGCCACGACGGGGCGGCTGTTTTGGTCGAAGCACGCCGTCAGGTGGTTCCGCAGTTCGTCGGCGAAGACTTCGCACTCGTCGCCGACGTTGTCCGCAGGCTCCATGACGCTCGCCTTTTTGACGATGCGGACGCCGCTGCTGCTGAACCACACCGTCCAGTTCGCGGTGTAGTGAGCCGGCTGGCCGATGCCCAGCGTGTCCGGGCCCAGCACGGTCTGAACTCGTTGGCTGCGGCGGCTCATAAGGTGAAGTCCACTTGAACGAACTGGCCGTTGAAGCCTGTGGTTCCTGGGGGTATGTCAGCGATGGTCAGCGTGGTTCCGTCCTTCGTCCACGTCGCGCCTGAGTAGGTGCCACCGTTGTGGAATTCGAGGCTGTCCACTGAATCGTATTCCAACCGAATCACGTCCCCAGCCTGCATGTTGACCGTGCGTGAATAGTCGAGTGCCGCAACGCCGTTCCCGCCGATGCCAGTCAGCGCGTTGTTCAAGTAATAAACCGCGCTTCCAACCGTGAGTTTCAGGATGTTTTGCCCGCCTTTCGCCGGAGTCCCGCCGATGTAAAACGGGCTGTCCGCCGCTCCGCCGGTGTGGTTTTTCGTCTCTGCCACGCCGCGAATTTGGATTGTGACTGGACGCGCCGCGCCGATTGCGCTTGGCAATGTGAGTTCGGCGGCGGCGGAAGATGGGCACCGGTTTGAAGGCAATGCCGGGTTGTAGATTGATGCCGAAAGAATCGGGCACTCGACGCGTAGCCAGTAGTGGTTGCCGCTGTTTCCGGCCTCGGCATTCTCACCGCCCTCCGGTCCGCTGTCATCTGCCGGGGTCACTTCGTCGTCCGTCGGCGCGGCTCCGTCGAGCAGTTCAATCATGCTTGTCTCGCACGTCACGAACTGCGGCCCCGCGAACTCCAAGGCCAGCGCGTCGGCCATGAACCGGGCGTGGTAGAGGAAGCCGACGTGGTAGCGGCCAAGCTGGAAGGTCATGCCCTCCGGCACGGCGTCTCGCAGCGTCAGCACTTCAGTCGCTCCGGTTGTCGCGCTCAACACTTTCGTCGCGTGGAAGTCGCCCGCCTCGTTCAGCAGGTAGATGTAGTGGCCGGTGCGCGCCTTCTTCGCCGTGTCAAGATAGACGGCGGCATAGTTCACTTGGCCGATGGCAAGCTCGGTGCCGCCTTCCTCGACGGTCTGCTTCGGTTCAAGTTCCGCGTGCCAGCCCGGTGCAAAGAAGCCGCCTTGCTGGCCGCGCCGGGCGTTGAAGAAGTCCTCCAGTTCCCTCGCCGCTGTCCGGCTGTCGAAGGCGTAGCGATGCGCGAGCACATGGCGCACGCCGCCGGTCGGAAACATTCCGAACCGCCGCGATTGTCCGCGTCCGAAGTAGCTGATTCCGCGCCGCCCGGTCAGTCGCGGCGGCTGCGCGAAGTCCGGCTGGATGGTCAGGATTTCGATGCCGTCAATGTTCACAGTTCCTCGACGGTAATGGTTTCGTCCGTGTCATCCAGCTTGCTCGCCGCGAACGTCAGTCCGTCCGACGGCACGCCAAGGATGCACGGATAGACTTCCGCCCCGGCGGTGTAGCTGACTGTGCCGCCCGCCGCGAGCGTGATGGTCGTCGTGCCGACGGCTGTGATTTGGCGGAACACGCTCGGCTTGCCGGTCTGGACGATGTAGGCGTAGCTCCCCACTTTGAACTTGTTGCCGTCCATCGTCGCGCCAAGCGTCGCCACCTGCCCGCCTGCGGTTGTCACCGTGCTCGCCAGCGTGTGCGCGTCCGTCCAGATGGGCACGCACAGTGCCGCGCCCTGCTCCAAGATGCCCTTGGCCCGGCGCACGGCGAACTGTGCGGTCGTCAGCGCGGCGATGGCGTAGCCGAAACGGTAGCGCGGTTGCTGGCGGCGGCGGCTGCGCTGCTCTGAGCCGTCGCGGGACGGCTGCACGTCCGTCTTCCATGCCAGTTCCAAGCTCACCGGCTTTGACCAGTCGGGCCGCTCCTCAAGGAACTGCGGCGTGGTCGTGGTGTTTGGAAGGCTCATGGCTTTCGTGCCTTCAGCTCGCGTTGCATCCGGCTCGCGGCGGACTGCAACGCCTTCGCCAAGTTCACAAGTGATTCGTCGTCGAGCTTGCCGGTGCGTTCAAGGTCGAGCGCGAGCTTCGCGTCTTCCAACGCGCCTTCGATGTATTCGGCCAGCGGGGCGGCGGTTCTCACGTCAGGATGCGCCGCACTTGGGCGCTGTTGCGGCTGATGACGTTCAGCACGATGGACGGATTCGCCGCGATGCGCTGGTCAATCATCGTCTCGTCAAAGGCGTTCACGATTTCAACCTTCTGCGCTGACTGCCGTTGGTTTCCGGCGATGGTCTTGCCGAGCGCGGCCATCTGCTCCGGCGTGAAGACGACTTCGCCGCGCCGGGCGACAATCGGCACCTCATCGCCGACGATGCCGCCGCCGTGGTAGCGCGGCGCGAAGGCGAACGGTGCCATCGTGGTCGTCCGCGTGTCGCCGCCGAATCCGGCCACGCCGCCGTTGTGGGCGAGTCCGGCGAGTGTCGGCGCGAACTGTCCGCCCGTCGCCATGATGCCAGCGCCGGGAGTTGAGAAGTTGAACGCGCCCATGATGGCGGTCGCAATAGGGATGCTCACCTGTTGCTGGATGATGATGCGGGCGATGTCGGCGATGATGCTGTTCGCCATCTCGTTGAAGCCGGCGGCGACGGACTTCTGCCCTAGCAGCATGGACGTGAAGGCGTTCGTGAAGTTCGTTTCGAGCGACTGCGCGACGGTCGCGCCCATCTGTAGCATCTGCTGCGACTCGTTGCCCCAACTGTCAACCGCCTGCTGCCAGCCGAACATGAAGGCGTCGCCGGCCTTCACGCCGTTCGTCTGGAATTGCAGCGCGATGGTCTGGTTCAGGTCGCGCATCTCCGTTTGGATGGCCCGCACGCGCTCCGCGCCTTCCGGGTCGTCTTGGTGGATGGACAGCAGTTCAAGCTCAAGCTGCTTCCGGCGCTCAAGCAACTGGATGACGTTGCCCTCGCCAATAAAGTGCCGGGCATACTTCGCCGCGACTTGGGCAAGCTCGCGCTCGCGCCATGCCTCCATCTTGCGCGCCGCCGCATCGGTGGCATTGCTGTTGGCGTCCTCCGTCAGCGCGATTTCGGCCAGCAACCGCATCCGCTCTTGGTAGTGGAAATTGATGCGCGCTTCCTCGCCGGCCCGTCCGCCGCCGCCCGTCTCTGAGTCAATCCGGGCGAACAGTTCGCGCACCCGCTCGGCTTCCTTCTCAATGTCGGCGATGCGCTTTTGCCGCTCCGCGTCCTGCCGGTCGTATTCCTTCCGCTGGCGGGTGCCTTCCTCAAAGATGATGTCGGCCTTGCGACGCTCGAACGATTCCTCGTGCTGCTGCCGCAGTTCGGCCCGGCGCTGGTCGCTGATTTGCAGCTTCGCAATCTGTTCCTGCTCGCGGGCGAATGTCGCGTCAAGCATGAGCAGCTTCTTCTCGTAGCCGCCGCGTTGCTCGGCTTGGAATTCAAGCATCATCCGCTCTGCCTTCAAAACGCTGTCGGCGTCTTCGCGTGGGCCGCGTGGTGATGCCGGTGTTGCTCCTCTCGACGCCGTTCGCTGTGCGTCGAGCGCGAGAGTCCGCATCCGCACGCGTTCTAGCTCAGGCGATTCCGTATCGAAGTCACGCGGGTTCTGTCCGAGCAGAAGCATCGGCAATGCGGCCATCCGACTGAGCGCGTTCACGCCGACGGCGCGCTGCAAGCCTTCTTCGCCCTCTCGCGGGAACAACAGGGCGCGGATGTTTTCCAGTGTGCTCGCCGCTCCCTGCGCGCCGCTTTGAATCGCCGGCCGAGCCGCCTTTCCGAACTCGGCCCGCAAATCCATCCAAGCGTTCTTCACCCGCGTCAGTTCCGCCACCGTCGCCGTCGCGGCGTCGCCAAGCGGGAACGTCTTCTGAATCTCAGCCGCCAGCTTCGGAAGCAAGTCCTCAGAGAGAACTCGGCCCTCCTTCACCATCTTGTTGAACTCCTCGGTCGTGACGCCTGCCGCCCGCGCCGCGAGGTTGAACGCGCCCGGAATGACGTTGCCCAACTGCCGACGCAGTTCCTCCATGCTCACGACGCCCTTGGACGCCATCTGCTCCAAAGCGAGGAACACGCGGCTGACTTCAGGGCCGCTCAGGTGAAGCCGTTGCGCCGCCTCGGAAATGTCCGTGAAGATTTTCCGCGTCTGCTGGGCATTGATGGCCGTGCCGCTGGTCGCCGCGCTGAACCGTGCGAACGCCGCCCCGGCGTCAACGAACGAAATGCCGATGCGGTCGGATTCTGACCGTAGGAACTGAATCGTGCTCCGCGCCGCCTCCGCGCTGCCGCTGACGGCTTCCAAGGTCAGCTCCATCCGCTGCATGGCGATGTCAGCCTGAACCGAGCCGACAACCAACTCGCGCAACGCCCCGGCCCCGAACTGGATTCCGACCAACGCGCCGACGGTGCGAAGCGTGCTCGCCATGCTCAGGTTCAACGTCTGCGATGCCGCT